ATGTCTGGTATGGGTGACAAGATGACCCGTGGAGTTACCGCACCGATTGCCGCTGGACTTGCGTTTGCCACTAAGTCAGCGATTGACTTCAATTCACAAATTGATTCGATGGGTCCACTGCTTACCAATGGTGGTGCGATTACCGCTAAATATCGTGCGCAATTGGATCAATTGGGTGATAGTTCTAAAAAGTGGTCAAAACAGTATGGGATTAGCACATCTGAGATAAATAATGGTATGTCAGAACTCATTAAACGTGGGTTTACGACTAACCAAGTTATTGGTTCTATGCCTTCAATCCTTGATGCTACCAAAGCGTCTGGTGAAGACATGGGAACCGTTATGCAAGCAACAGCTTCAATTGTTGAACAATTCGGCTTGAAGACCAGTTCAACAACAGGAACAATGAAGAACACTCAGCGAGTTACTGATTCATTGACTTATGCAGCTAATGCAACTGCCGCTGGGTTTGGTGACATGTCAGAAGCTATGAGTTATGTTGGTCCAGTCGCTTCCAGTTTGGGATTGAGTGTTGAACAAACCGCTGCGGCTGTTGGTGAATTATCGAACCAAGGTATTGAAGGCCAAAAAGCAGGTACTAACTTACGTGGGATCCTGACTAGTTTGGTTAAACCGACTAAGCAAAACACTGCGGCATTTACAAAGATGGGCATTAGCACTAAAGAATTAGCTCATGATAGCCACGATCTTCCGCAATTGATTGATGACATCACTAAAGGAACTAAGGGTTGGAGTAATGCCGAGCGTGGTAAGGCATTAGCCCAAGCGTTTGGACGTGAAAACCAAGCGGCTGCTAATGCGTTGGTTAAGGCTGGTTCAAGCAGCTTGCGGCAATTAACGAAAGATACTGAGGGTGCGGGTGGCGCAACTAAGAAAGTTGCTGATGAATTAAACGACACTAAAGCTAACCAAATCAAACGATTCCAAGCTTCATTGCAAGTTCTTGGGATTACGATTGGTGAAAAACTGTTACCAACGTTTACACCGTTAATCAAGAAAGCAACCGAAATGGTCAACGCGTTCTCAAATATGGACGATTCAACCCAGCAAACAATTCTTAAACTTGGATTATTGGCAGCTGCGGCTGGTCCTGTATTAAGCGTCGGTGGACGATTGATAACTGGCATGGGTAGGCTTGGAACTGGAACAGTTCAAACAATTAGTTGGTTTGCACAGTTACGTGCAAAGTCACAAGCCGGTAAACAAGGCCTTGACATGATGTCCACTGGCGCTAAAGGTGCTAGTGACGCATTAAGTAAGGTTAACGGCACTGCATCAAACGTCAATGGCTCTGTAAATACGGCAAAGACTGGCTTTAGTCTATTTGGTAAGTCTATGACAGTGGCTGCTGGTGAATCTGGCGTGCTTGGAACGTCATTATCTGTAGCGGGTGCTTCCGCGATTGGTATTGGTGTTGCGGTACTAGCTGGTGCTGCTTATTGGGAACTCTACGGGAAGAAAGCTCATGAGAGCGCCGCTAGAACCCGTGAATGGGGATCTGATGTCGGTGAGCAAGCTGGGTCAGCGTTAACGAAGTTTAAGAGTTTTAGTGATGGTGCTGGACGGTCACTGACTGATTTTGAATCTGCAAGTCACACTAGCACTAAATCCGTATCTAAAGATTTTGGCGAGATGTATAAGGAGATGCAAAAAGACTCCGATGACACCATCAAGCAGATGAAGAAAGATATGGAAGGACTTCCAGATTCAGTTCAGAACGACTTGAAGAAGGATGTCAAGCAACGTCAGAATCATGATAAGCAGGTTCTGGCGAGTGCCAAGGAAACATACACCAATGCCGAGACAATCTTAAAGAGTCACAATGGTAAGATGTCTAGCCTAAACGACACTGAGCGGACGGCTTTGCTAAATTACCAACGAAAGATGAATACCGATGAAGTTAGTCTTTTGAAAATTGGCAGTAGTGCTAAGAAGAATGTTATTGCCGCTTTAAATGGTGACATAAATAACATGACCGAAGATCAACGGAACACTACTATCAATCAGTTGACCTCTTCGATGCAGAAGGAAAACAAGCTATACAACGACCAGCACACCAAGATTAAGTCTATGTATGATAAGGGGGAGATTTCGGCTAAACAGTATGGCCAAGCAATGAAGGATCTCCAACTAACACATAAATCGACAACTGATGGTATGGCCGCTGCAATTTTAAAGCTTGATAAGGCTAATGGCACATCGAAGGCACAGATTACTCAAGATTTACTCAATGTTGGTTACACCTATAAACAGGCTGCTGCAATAGTGAAGGCTCAAAATGAAAACATGAGTAAGAGCACCTCACTAGTTGTTGCTGAGACCGGTCAAATGAGTAAGAAGACCAAAGCTGCGGCTGATTCTTGGAATAACTTAGTCTTTGACCCTAAGACTGGTAAAGTTAAGTCCAATGCCCAAGAAGAAGTTAATAAAGCCGCTAAATCAAAAGACCAATGGAATTCCATGTTGCTACTCGCTAAGGAAGGAAAGATGTCTTCTAATGCGGCTGCAATGGTTGGCGTCGCAGCTGTTCAAACCAAACGTTGGGATGGGTTAACGCTTAAAGAAAAACAAGCGATGATTAAATCCAAAGGTGGCGACGACTTAGCTAAACTGTTGCAAAACGGCAAGCAATGGGGCAAGTTAACAATGGCTGAGAAAAAGGCCATTATTACTGCAAAGGGTGGTTCTGACTTATTGTTGGCAGTATCTAACTCAAAGACTTGGAATAAGCTAACTTTAAAAGAACAAAAGGCTGTTTTGAGAGACAATGCTTCACAGGCGATGAAGAAAGCTAATGTTTCGGTTCAACAATGGAATAAATTAACACCTGCAAACAAAAAGCTGATGGCTACTTCAAACAGTGACGTTGCGGTAGCTAAAGGCGTTAAGAACATGAGTCAATGGAATAATCTTCCAACTGAAGTTAAGAAGCTATTGGCGAATGATGACCAGTCAAGACCAATCTTAGATCGTGCCAAAATTAAGTATCAAGAATATAAAAAATTACCTGCTAGTGACGTGAAAACCTTACTGGCAAAGGACCAAGCAAGTAGTAAGGCTAATGCTGCTAAGATTGCAGTTGATAAATATGGCAACATGAAAATGCCTAATCCAAAGAATCTTAAGGCTAATGACCAGGCATCTAGCCCTGCTAAAAATGCTAAGGGTAGCGTTGATCGGTATGCAAACACACCAAGCCCAGGGATTAAATTAGCCAGAGCGCGTGATAATGCTTCTAGTCAGATGAATCCGGCTAAAAATAGTGTTGATCGTTTCCGTGGAACTAGCGTAGGTGGCACCAAGGTAGCTCATGGTAGTGACCAAGCTACTAGCCCAATGCAACTGGCGATGAGTTCAACGGGACGGTGGCGTGGAACATCCCCTGGTGGTGCTAAACACGCTAAAGGTGTCGATAGTGCATCAGGAGCATTTAATGCAGCAGCTTCGGCCGTTAAGGCATTTATGAGTTTACCATCGACGGTTACTAAGACAGCTATTTCAGTTTTCAAAAAAGTAACCGGTCATGAAGCCGGGACAATGAATCATGCTGGTGGTCCAATGGTCGTTAATGATCAGACAGGGCCAGTGTTCCGTGAAATGGTTAAATTCCCTGGTCAGCCGGCATTTATTCCACATGGGCGTAATGTTTACTTTGATGATGCACCGGTTGGGACTATCGTTGCACCAGCTAGTGTGACTGCTGATGCGTTTAGCGTTCCCCAATATGCAACTGGTATCGGTATCCCTAAAGATGCTGATATTGTTACTGCAACTGGCTTAACACAGTCTCAACAACTAGTTGGCAGCAGTGATTACACAGCATTGTTGCAGTCAACTAATGCCGCAACCAATCATCAAAACGATGTTCTGACAAAGATTTTATCGGCAATCATTGGTCAACCAAGTGATGCAATTGTTAAGCTGTTGAGCACCATTGCAGACAAGAGTCCGGTAATTGATGGGGCTAGTTTTGCTAAACAGTATGAGCAATATGGATCATCAGAAACTGCACGCCGAAACCAATTGAGAGAAAGAGGGTTGTCAATTGACAGTAAATTCTAACGATTATGGAATTGAGTTTAACGGGCAACGCTCGACTGAATTTGGACTGGAAGTAATCTATCCAAAGGAGATTGGTTTACCTGCAAAGACTAAGATTCTGCAGACGTTGCCTTATAGTAATACAGTGCTTGATTTGTCCGAACTGTATGGGGGGCAGCCATATGGTGAGCGGACGATTAAGTTAGCTTTTAACGTTTATCAGTTTGGACGAGTCAATAAGGACAGGCTTTATATCACTTTTACCAAAGTGGTTAATTGGCTGATGGCTCCTAACCATAAAGTTAAATTGAAAGATGATGTGATGAGTGACTACTACTATTTAGGTGAAGTTAGGTCAGCACCAACTTTTGCGGAAGTTTTGAGGTATGGAACACTGACGGTTGAGTTCACTTGCTCCCCGTTCCGGATCCATGAATTAGCAGAGGGCGCGGATGTATGGGACGAATTTAACTTCGAACTTGATGTGGCGCAAGAGGTCAACTATCAGGTCAACGGCAACCGGACAATCACACTAATTAATAGCGGTCAGCCAGCCACATGCACAGTAAATGTGACTAGTAATTTATCATTGTCTAACTTCGGTGTGCTAAGCGCTGGTACTAATGCGATTACACTCCCAGCCGGCGAGACTGTGCTCGCTATAACAGGTAATGGTCAGATTACTTTCAATTGGCATAAGGAGGTGATCTGATGTATCGGGTGACGATTCGGCAGGGGTGGAATGGAGCGGAACAAGTAATTCATTCAGACACTATGAATGGGCCGCGTCTAATCAGCGCCAAAATTACAAAAGACGTCAGTTCAATTGATAGTTTTGTATTTACAATTAGCCCACGGTCTGAACATTATGGTGAGTTGATAGCTTTCACGACTTTTGTAAAAGTGGTCAATACTAAGCTTAATAAAGTGTTGTTTGAGGGCCGCGTGTTACCTTCCAGTGATTCAATGGAAAGCAGTGGCCTGATGAATAAAGAAGTCACTTGTGAAGGACTGTTGGCATTCTTGCATGATTCTGTGCAAGACTACTATGCTTTATCTAATAACGATTTAGTAGCGTTCTTACAGCACATGATTGACGTGCACAATGTCCAGGTTGATGGCTATAAGCAAATTCGGTTAGGCCAAGTGACTGTTACCAGCCCATCTGATAATGTGTATAAATCAATCGACGACTCGCAAACTACCTACGACACGATCAAAGACAAATTGATTGGGAAGTATGGCGGCGAGTTGAGATTGCGGCACGAACCTGATGGCCTTTATTTAGATTACATGCCGATTATTGGCAGCCAAGGTATTCAGCAGATTAAATTGACCAGTAACTTATTATCAGTAAAAAGGGCATTAGACCCAAGCAAAGCTTATTCGGTCATCAAGCCATTAGGTGCAACGATTGAATCAAATACTGATGACACAACAACCAGTTCAGACATTTCAAAACCGAGAGTTACGATTCAGGCTGTCAATAATGGCGGTCTATTTTTATACGATCAATCGATGATTAACCGGATTGGCTTCGTGGTTCATCCGGAGGTCTGGGACGATGTTAAAGAGCCAGCAATATTGAAGTCAAAGGCTCAAGCTATGTTGAATTGTCAGAAAGCTGTGACCGAACAGTTTCAAGTCTCAGCTGTTGATTTGAGCTTGCTTCGGGATAATCCCACGACAGATAGTTTTGATTTGGGTAATTACTACCAGACCATAAATCCTTTGATGGGACTTAACGAGTCTTTACGCTTAGTTGGTCTGTCACTAGATATTTGTGAGCCACTAAATTCTACACTGACAATTGGAGATAAAGCGCTGACTCAAGAAGACTATGACTTAGCTTTACAGCATGCGGCTAATCAGGTCATCACACTGAACGCCAGAATTGAGTCTGCTAATTCCAGAATTGGCACTCTTACAACTCAAGCCAAAGATTTAAATCAGAGTATTGCTGATCAGAATAAAATAATCGAGATACTTCAGCAAGACATTAATAATGCTGATTTAACTGGGTTTAGTAGTAGTTTGAAAGATTTAAAGGACAGTTTGAAGACACTAAGTGATCAAGTGACGGGCTTGAACTTTGTGACACCGACTGAGTTTACAAATTATCAGACTACGCAAACAAAACTAATCACGAATTTAACTACGAGATTGGAAGTATTAGAAGGAGGTCAACCAGATGGCGGAGTATCAGGACAGCCAACCGATAAGTAATTCGCTTGGCTATGATCCAGCAGAAGTTCCAGCCAATGTTAAGCCTTATTCGGATAATATTCGACATAAAATGTATGGCAAAGATGTTCGTGAATCACTTGCAAGAGTGAGCTTGATAACGAGTTAGTGGCGTTCTTCAAGGTTTTAACTGATGCCGGATATATAAACACATGCTTATATGGTTCGTTAAGCTGGTTTGATATTCGATTTAGTAGTAGCTTAGCAAAATACACATGGAAAGCTTCGTGGGGTTCAACTAAGCCATCAAGCTGTTCAGCGTGGCAATATACAGATAAATTTAATGGATTAAACTTAGATGCAAGTAAATCTTATGATAAAGCCTTTATTTAAGGAGGTAAAAAAAGTGAGTAATGATTATACATCAGTGCCAAGCTATGTAGCACCCACGTAAAAGACCTGTTGTAGGGATTACGCAAAACACAGTGGATTTGAACACAGACCCAAGTGCTAGATTTAAAGATAATTATCTAAAGAAGTAAGGAGGTATAAAAATGGCAACAGTTAGTGGATCAGGTAACTATAAAGATTCAACGCCGATTCCAGAAAAACAGGAATATACACCAAGCAATATCCAACCGATTGCGCTTGAGTTGGCTCAGTTCATTCGGACCAAGATGTACGGCACTGATGTGCGGGAGTCATTAGCTCGATGGATTGAGATCATGCTAGCGGTGCAGACGTACAT